CGGCTGCCACATCATCAAGTGCTATTCGAGGTGGTTCTTATAATATTATTTTCTTAGATGAGTTTGCTTTCGTACCAGCTAATATTGCCGAAATGTTTTTCAGCTCAGTTTATCCTACAATTTCATCTGGTTCAAAAACTAAAATGATAATTGTATCTACACCTTATGGTATGAATCAGTTTTATAAACTATGGGTTGATGCAGAAAATAAAAGAAATGATTACATACCAATTGAAGTACATTGGTCTGAGGTGCCTGGTAGAGATGAGGCTTGGAAAGAGGCCACAATTCGTAACACCTCACCTGAGCAGTTTCAACAAGAGTTTGAGTGTGAGTTTTTAGGTTCTGTAAACACATTAATTAGTCCTGCTAAAATTAAAAATATGGTGTTTAAAAATCCTATTACTTCAAATGCTGGTTTAGATGTATTTGAAAATCCAATTAAAGGCAATACATATGTTTGTACAGTTGATGTTGCTAGAGGTGTACAAAAAGATTACTCAGCATTTACAGTTATAGATGTAACTAAAATGCCTTATAGAATTGTTGCAAAATATCGTAACAATGATATTAAACCTTTATTATTTCCACACACAATACAAAAAGTTTGTGATGGTTATAACAAAGCTCATGTGTTAGTTGAAACAAATGATTTAGGACAACAAATTGCAGAATCATTACAGTTTGAATTAGAATATGATAATCTATTAATGACTACACAAAGAGGCCGTGCAGGTCAAGTATTGGGTGCAGGATTTAGTGGAAGAGGTTCTGGTTTTGGTGTAAAGATGACAAAACAAATTAAGAAGATTGGTTGTTCAAACATTAAAACATTAATTGAATCTGATAAACTAATTATCAATGATTTTAATATTATTGAAGAGATGTCGACCTTTGTTAGAAGAGGCCAAAGTTGGCAGGCTGATGAGGGAAATACAGACGATTTGATGATGTGTCTAGTCATATTTGGTTGGTTATCAAACCAGCCATTCTTTAAAGAGATGACAGATACAAACGCAAGACAAATGTTATATGAAGAACAACAAGCCTTAATTGAACAGGATATGGCACCATTTGGATTTGTAGATGATGGCACACCAGACCACGAAAAACCTGAAGTAGATGAATATGGTACTGTCTGGCATCCAGTGGTTCGTAAAGGATTATAGTCTAATTTACAGTTATTATAAATATCAGTAAGGTTGAATTTTGAATATGGGCATAAGAAAACTTATGAGTTTTGAATATTTTAAACAATTAAAGATAATTAGCTAATTAAAGGAGAAAACCTAATGGCATTTCAAGTATCACCAGGTGTTCTCGTACAGGAAAAAGACCTAACTAGAATCATACCTGCTGTTTCTACATCTATAGGTGCAGTTGCTATCCAAGCAACTAAAGGACCTTTAGATGAGATAGTAAGTATCTCTAGTGAGCAAGAATTGGTAAGCACATTCGGTAAACCTGACTCAAATACTTTTGAGGGATTTTTTACCGCTGCTAACTTCTTATCATACTCTAACGCTCTAAGAGTTGTCCGTGTTACGAACTCATCTGTATCAAATGCTACCGAAAGTGGTAGTACATTTGTTATTAAGAATACAACTGATTACCAAGATAACTTTGCCGCTGGACAAGCTTCTGTTGGTTTATGGGCAGCTAGAACAGCTGGTGCATGGGGAAACAATTTAAAAATTGAATCATGCCCGTCTGCTACTGCTTATGAAGAAACTGCTAAAACAACTGTCAATGACTCAGCTACAGCTGCAGGAGATACGGTTGTAACAGTTACATCAGGATCAGGTATCACAGCAGGAGATATTGTTAATTTTGGTGACAATTATGAATATAGAGTTATTAGTGTTGCAACTAATGATTTAACAATAGTTAGAAAAGAAGAACCACAATACTTCACAGCTTCTGACTCTTCAGGTTTACATGCAGCTATCACAGATGGCTCAAATGTAAGAAGAAGATGGAGATACTATGACTTATTTGATAAAGCACCAGGAACTTCACCATATGCACAAGCAAGAGGTGGTTCAGGTGACGAAATTCACATAGTTGTAGTTGACGAAGATGGTGGAATTACAGGTACAAAAGGAGATATATTAGAAACTTTTGGTGCTGTGTCTAAAGCTTCAGACGCAAAATCACCACAAGGAGATACTAATTACTATCCAGATGTAATCTATAATAAATCTTCTTACATTTACTGGATGGACCACAATTCATCTGGTTCAAACTGGGGCTCAGCTGCTTCAGGAACAACTTACACTTCAGTAACAACTGTAAGTATAGTTTCATTACTAAACGGTTCAGATGGTTCAGCCGCAACAACAGCTCAAAAGTTAACTGCTTATGAGAAATTTCAGGATGCTGAAACTGTTGATGTTGGTTTAATTATGGCCGCTAATGGTGATGCTACACACGCAGGTAACCTTATTACAATCGCAGAAAACAGAAAAGATGCAGTAGCATTTGTATCTCCTGAAAGAAGTGATGTTGTAGGTGTTGCTGATGCAAATACACAAAAAGATAATGTGATTGGTTTCTTTAACGGAATCAATTCATCTTCATATGTTGTATTTGACAGTGGTTACAAATATATGTACGACAGATACAATGATGTTTACAGATATGTCCCATTAAACGGTGACATGGCTGGACTAGCTGCTAGAACAGACTTAGTAGCGGATGCTTGGTATTCACCAGCAGGCTTTAACAGAGGTATTGTTAGAGGCGTTGTGAAACTTGCATTTAATCCAACTAAAACACAAAGAGATGAATTATACAGAGCTAGAGTAAATCCTGTGGCAACATTCCCAGGACAAGGTACTGTATTATTCGGTGATAAAACTGGATTGTCAGCACCTTCAGCATTTGATAGAATCAATGTTAGAAGACTGTTCATCACTTTAGAGAAGGCAATTTCAACTGCTTCTAAATTCCAATTGTTTGAATTCAATGATGAATTTACAAGAGCGAACTTTAGAAACATTGTAGAGCCTTTCCTAAGAGAGGTACAAGGTCGTAGAGGTATCACAGACTTTTTAGTAGTGTGTGATGAAACTAACAACACAGGCGAAGTAATTGATAGAAATGAATTTGTTGCTGAGATTTTCATTAAACCAGCAAGAAGTATCAACTTTATTACATTACAATTCGTTGCAACTAGAACTGGCGTTTCGTTTGACGAAGTAGCAGGTTAAGAAGGAGATAAAAAATGGCAAACATTAACGACTTCAAAGCTAAACTTGCAGGTGGCGGCGCTAGAGCTAACCAGTTTAAGGTAACTATGCCTTTTCCTGGATATGCAGCTGTTGGCGGTGAAATCGAAGACTTAGCTTTTTTATGTAGAGCGACTACAATTCCTGCAATGGTAGTAGGTAACATTAATGTTCCTTTCCGTGGCAGACAAATTAAAATCGCTGGAGATAGAACATTTGAAGATTGGTCTGTAACTGTATTAAATGACACAAATTTCAAACTAAGAAATGCGTTTGAAAGATGGCAAAACGGTATCAACAACATGACTGACAATGAGGGTTTAACTAATCCTGTTGACTATCAAGTTGATGCTTTTGTCGACCATTTAGACAGAAACGGAAATACAATTAAATCTTACACTTTAAGAGGATTGTATCCAATCAACATTGCTGCTATTGATTTGAACTTTGATGAAGCGACTGCTATCGAAGAATTTTCGGTAACATTTGCGTATCAATACTTTGAAAGTAATACAACCACTTAATTTTTAAGTGGATAAGTATTACCGTAATATAATTAAGAGGTAATATAATGGCTGAATTATTTGGATTTTCTATCACTAGGCTGAAAAAGCAGTCGGATCCAAAGCAAAGCTTTACTACAGCTCCAGCGGATGACGGTACACAAACTGTCGCCGCTGGTGGCTATTTTGGACAATACCTGGACATGGAAGGTACTGCCAAAACTGAAGCTGACTTAATCCGAAGATATAGAGAAATTTCATTACACCCCGAGTGCGACATGGCAATCGAAGATATTGTCAATGAAGCAATTGTGGCTAATGAACTCACTGCCGCTGTAAAGGTAAATGTAGAAAATCTACCTTACGGTCCAGATGTTAGAAAAAAGATTGAAGATGAATTTAACGAAGTGTTAAGACTCATGCAGTTTAACACAAAAGGCCACGACATTTTTAGAAGATGGTATGTTGATGGTCGTATTTTCTATCAAAAGATTATTGATAGAGATAGTCCTAAAAAAGGAATCACAGAATTAAAATATATCGACCCTCGTAAAATAAAAAAGATTAGAGAGGTTAGAAAGAAAAGACCAGACGGTCCTACACCACACGGTCTATCAGTTGTAGATGAATTTGTTGAATACTATATGTTCAATGAAAAAGGTGTTATGAATTCAACATCTGGTGGTATTAAGATTGCACCGGATACAATTGCATTTTGTCCTTCAGGTTTAATTGACCAAACTAAAAATATGGTCTTGTCTTATTTACATAAGGCAATTAAGCCAGTCAATCAATTAAGAATGATTGAAGACGCAACTGTTATTTACAGAATTGCAAGGGCGCCTGAAAGAAGAATTTTCAAAATTGATGTAGGTAATTTACCTAAAGTTAAAGCAGAACAATATTTAAGAGATGTTATGGCAAGATACCGTAACAAACTTACATATGATGCTAACACAGGTGAAATTAGAGATGACAGAAACTATATGTCAATGTTGGAAGATTTCTGGTTACCAAGTAGAGAAGGTGGCCGAGGAACAGACATTTCTACTTTGCCTGGCGGTCAAAACTTAGGTGAGATTGCAGACATTGAATATTTTAGAAGTAAACTATATCGTTCTTTAAATGTACCAGCAAGTCGTTTAGAGGCAAACAACGGTTTCAATTTAGGTAGAGCTTCTGAGATTACAAGAGATGAACTTAAATTTACTAAGTTTGTACAAAGATTAAGAAAGAAATTTACTGAATTATTTAATGATTTATTAAGAACACAATTAGTATTAAAAGGTGTTATTAATGAAGAAGATTGGATTTCAGTAAGAGATAGTATTAACTATGATTTCATCCAAGATGGCCATTTCGCTGAATTAAAGAATACTGAAATGATGCGAGAAAGATTACAATTGGCTAACGAGATGAGAGATTATATTGGTAAATTCTATTCTGTAGAGTATGTTAGAAAGAATGTTCTTAAACAAAACGCTAGAGAAAGAGAAGATATTGATAAACAAATTAAGAAAGAAATTGAAGACGGGATTATTTCTTCACA